ATGTGAAGCGTGAATACAGAACCTTTGGCGTAATGACAGCAATGCTTAATGCGTTTGATTACAAGCGCGGCGAGCCAACGCTGGCTAGTCATGATTTTGTTCTCCGTAAAGACCTTCGGCGGCACAACATTAGCCTTGTCCCGCATCTCTGCCATGAAGGCGGACTAGAGCAGGTCAACAAACTCTACAATGGAGAACTCAATGCAGTCAGTTAAGCTCAAATGTATCATGATTAGCGATAATGCCCGTCCGGTGTTCAACCAACGCTTTATCGACGTCACCACAAACCCTCAGTTTAAAATTGAGCTTATGGGTAACTGGATTTCGGTAAAAATGGGCGATTCTGACCCGCGTTTTGTGCCCGTGGCTAACATCTCATGGATGGGACCGCTAAATTCTGCCGATATGGGGGTAAAAGAGACCCCAAAAAGGGGTCGAAAACCAAATATCAAGGCGGTAGCCGATGAGTCAGCAAAACAAGCAGTATGATGCGCGGCAGGTACTAAAAGAGTACCTAAAACGGCATGGTGACCTGTCCGAACTACGGGATGAGAACCCAGATGCCGAAAACCGCTCATTTGCTTGGCATAAGCACCTCTTACCGCAGCAAATGGAGTACATTCAGGACGAAACACGCCTAAAAACGGCCCTTTGCAGTCGTCGAGCGGGTAAAACCTATGCTTCTTGCTATTATCTCATCGAAACATGCATGAAATTTGCGGAATCGACGTGTGCATACATTGCATTGACCCGTTCGAGCGCAAAGAAGCTCATGTGGGCCGAATTGCAGCGTGCAAACCGCAAATATTACCTGAATATCCACTTCAACAACTCAGAATTGACCGCGACCTTTCCAAATCACAGTCAAATCATCCTCACCGGTGCCAATGATGAAGCTGACATTGATAAGCTACGTGGCCTTAAATATCAGTTGGTTATTCTTGATGAGGCCGGGTCTTTTGGTCGTCACATTGATGCACTGGTTGAAGAAGTCTTGGAACCGGCGCTGATTGACTGCGATGGCACCTTGGCAATGATTGGTACGCCCACTGCGGCGTGTAGTGGGTTTTTCTATGAAGCATCAACAGGGCTTCGGCCCGGATTCAGTCAGCATCACTGGACCATTCTCGAAAACAAGTACATCCCACACGCTGGAGAGTATCTCGACAAGAAGCGCGAATCCAAAGGCTGGGGAGATGACAATCCAGTATACCTGCGAGAGTGGTGCGGAAGGTGGGTTAGGTCAGACGATTCGCTTGTGTACCGATATCACAGCCACAACATTGTCGATGGCCTCCCCGACGACCATGATTTCGAATACATCCTTGGGGTCGACCTCGGATATCACGATGCAACTGCCTTCGTCGTCATGGCTTATAGTCGAGACCTACCGTATGTCTTCATCGTCGACTGCCAAAAGCAATCCAAGATGCTGCCAACCGACATTGCAGAGCGAATCGGTGATCTTGCCGACGAGTACGACTTCACCAGAATCGTCGCCGACACTGGTGGATTGGGTAAGTCTATTGTTGAAGAGTTTAAGGTTCGCTACGGGCTCCCTATTTACCCGGCGGAAAAAACCAAGAAGATGAGCTACATCGATATGATGAACTCTGACTTGGCTGATGGCATCCTCAAGGTAGTACAGGGGTCTGACATTTTAGACGAGTGGCAGAATCTTCAATGGGATGAAGACCACCGCAAAGAAGACGGACGTTTCGAGAACCACCTTGCAGATGCTGCGCTTTACGCTTGGCGAGAGTGCAGGCACTATAGATACGAGGCACCAATAGAGCCTCCTAAGTATGGTACTCCAGAGTATTGGGAGATGATTGAGGACAAGCATTGGGCTGAGTCAGCAAAGAATCTCGACCGTAACGAATCAGATAGATGGTGGGCTGCAGGCACATCGATTGAGAGGCTGCAATGATAGGCAAGAGCGCGTACATGGATCAAAAGTTTTGGTGGGAATCCGGAGAAGACAACCCGCAGGAGTTAATTTACTCTCTACTGGAGAACCTCAAGGATCGAATTGAGACACGCGCAGACCATGATATTCTGCACTTGTCGCTATTTGAGAACTACTATAATAACGCCCTAAACCCCGCAGGATACAAGACAGGCACACTTTTCGATGATGACCGCGTTACCTTTAACGTGATTGCATCGTGCTGCAACACGGTCACGGCTAAGATTGCCAAAACAAGACCGCGTCCAATCTTCCTGACCAGCGGCGGGGACTTCAGTCTCAAGCGTAAGGCTAAGCTGCTAACTAAGTTTGTTGACGGGATGTTTTACCAAGTCGATCTTTACAACGTCATGCAGCGAGTATTTCTCGATAGCTGCGTCTTCGGCACCGGTGTTCTTAAGGTGTTCATTGAAGACAACCAGGTCAAGGTAGAGCGCGTCTTCCCTAGCGAAATTATCGTCGATGAGTATGAGGCGCGCTATGGTGATCCTCGCTCTATGTTCCAGCGCAAGGTCATGCCTCGCGAAGTGGTGGCAGGACTGTTTCCGAACCATCAAGAAGAAGTAGCTGCAGCAGCGCCATGCGACCCAGAGGACCGTAGCTATAACACCGGTGATATGATTGAGGTCATCGAGGCGTGGCATATTCCGTCAGCAAAGGGCGCGGATGATGGTCGACATGTTATCTGCATCGACAATGCGACGCTATTCGATGAGAAGTATACTAAAGACTACTTTCCCTTTGTAACTCTTCGTTGGACGCGTCGTATGCTGGGTTACTACGGTCAAGGTCTGGCTGAGCAACTCCGTGGCATCCAAGCAGAGATTAATCAACTGCTTCTCAACATCCAAGAGCAGATGAATCTTGCGACACCAAAGGTGTTCTTGGAGCGCGGGTCACAGGTAGCCAAAGAGCAGATTAACAACCAGACTTGGGGCATCATCGAATACGAAGGTCAGCCACCGCGTTTCTTCGTGCCGCAAACTGTGGCGGGCGAAGTGTTTAGCCACCTCGACCGACTCTACAACCGAGCGTATGAAATTTCCGGTATCAGTCAGTTATCTGCGACAAGTCTCAAGCCTGCGGGTCTAGAGTCTGGTGTTGCTCTGCGTGAGTACAGCGACATTGAGACCGAGCGTTTTGTCATTGTCGGCCAAGCATACGAGGCGGCGTTCCTAGAGGTTGCGCGTCAGATGATTGACCTGGCTAAAGATGTATCTGAGCAAGGTAAAACCTACGAAGTTATTTCGTATGGCGATAAAGACATAGAGAAGATAAAGTGGTCGGAAATTAAACTGCGTGAAGACCAGTATCGGATGAAAGTTTATCCGGCGAGTCTTCTCCCGACCACGCCAGCCGCACGCTTGCAGACAGTCATTGAAATGTCTCAGGCAGGTTTGCTTGATAAAGCGGAGACTCGCAGTCTTCTCGATTTCCCTGACATTGAGCAATACAACCGCTTGGCTACAGCGCCTCTTGATGAGGCTGAGATGTTGGCAGAAGAGATTTTAGAGAAGGGCAAATATCACCCACCTGAGCCTTTCAGTAACCTCCAACTTCACCTACAGTTCTTTCAGCGGGCTTATATTGAAGCAAAGATAAACGGTGCCCCGGAAGATCGTTTAGCTATGATGCGTCAATATATGCAGAGTTGCTTTCAGCTACTCCAGCCACCGGCCCCACCTGTCGCTGCCATGCCAGGAGGAACCCCAGCCGCCGGTGGTCCGCTACCTACCGAATTAACGCCTACGGCAACACCGCCGAAGGAAGCCATTGATGCGCTGGCAGAAGCAGAATTGCCAGCCCCACAAGTAACTGGTGCCGCGCAAGAAGGTGTGCCAGTTTAAGGAGAGAATATGACTGAAGAGGGTGCAGTTGCAGAAACAGAAGTTCAACCAGTTCCTGATATGGGAGAATCTTCTGGAGGAATTGATGGGGGAGCCTTTGGAGGAGATGACGTTTCACATGAAACAACTGGAGCGGATGATAATAACGATGGAGTGGAGAGCAGCGATGCAGGAACTCCGCCCGAACCAGCGCCCGACCCATTCAGCAGGCGATTTGCCCAACTAGCTCGCGAGCAGAAGAAGTTGCGCCAAGAGCGCGACGAGATGAAGCGTGTTCAGCAAGAGCTTGATGCCCGCAAAGGTACGGTCTCATCGTTTGATGACCTACAAAGACTTGCACGTGAGAACCCTTACGAAGTCATGCAGAAGCTAGGGTTAGACTACGAGGCCCTTAGCCGACAAGTCCTACAAGATGGCGAAATTACCCCTGAGCAGAAGATGGCCGGGGAGATGAAGCGCCTTCGTGATGAGATTAACGCCATGAAAGCGGAGCGAGCAGAGCTTGTGAAGCAGGAAGAGGCGAAGAAATATCAGGACACTTACGGTCGTTTTGTTGACGAGATCAAAAGTTTTGTGGACAATACAAATGAGTTCGACTTCGTTAAGGCAAATAACGCCTATCACGTCGTCGCTGAGGTAATGCAAGAGCACTACAACAGCACGCAAGACGTTATGAGCTACGACGAAGCTGCCAAGATGGTTGAAGACTACTACGAGGCTGAAGCAGAAAAGTATCTCGCAGTACCGAAACTAGAGCAGCGGCTCA